TTGTCCAGCGGCGGGACGTGAAAGCTGTCCAGCACAACGACGGCTCCTGGGCACCGGATCGCCATCCGTGGACGTTGCAGGACTTTCTTGATCATCTGGGCGGGAAGCGAACTTACGGGCACTACTTGCTCGACTCAGACGACAAGACTCGCCTGTTGGCCTTCGATATCGACTTGCGGAAACCGGACCCGAAGGCTGATCCGCCGTTCGTCCCGATGGTCGGCACCGATGAGGGCGACCCCGCCCCCTGCAACCCTCGGGACGTGTGGCTGGACGAGAACGACCCCCGGTGGCGGTATCTGTGCATCAACCTGCGTTGCGTGGCTGAAGGCATTGCTCTCGGGGCGCAAAGGTATTTTCGTTGTCCGGTGGCCATTGCCAACTCTGGCGGCAAAGGTCTTCATGTCTACGTGTTCACCGGTCAGCGGTCGGCACACACGCTCCGTGCTGCCGGTCGCACGGTGCTCGATCGACTAGGGTTGGAACCCTCACGAGGGGATGTGTTCTTCCGATCAGCGCATTGGGAGAGCAACGTTGAAGTCGAAATGTTTCCCAAGCAGGATTCCCTCAACGGGAAAGACTTGGGGAATTTGATGAAGTTGCCACTCGGCATCAATCGAAAGACAGGAAATCGTTCTTACTTTGTTAGAAACGACTGCCCGTATGACCAACTTCGAGAAGTCGATCCGTTGGTCGCCATGGCAGGAGAGGCGATCAGGTGAACATCGGTCATGCCCTCATGCATGCTCTCAAGACCGAAAAGATCCGAGATCTGATGCATCTTACGGTTCGCCTGTTCCTGGGCCGTCCGGAAGTAGAGCGATCCGGCATCGAAATGCCGGATCGCTCCCCCAAACTTCCTACAGGCAGCCAGTCCGGAAGGAAGGTGGATGGACCCTACCCCACCTGATGCTCCTCCACAACCAAAAGTTGATGGGGATCATTCTGAACTGACCGACGCGGAACTCTACGAACGGGTCGAATCCGGTGAACTCGGTATTGCGGATCTCAGTGATTCAGCCGCGGATCGGATGTTCGCCTACCGTGACTCACTCAAGAATCCAGAGCCGGAATTCGATCCGGATCTGATCCCTCAGGTTGACCCCACCGAGCGGGCCAGGACCGAATTCGATGTCGAACTGGACCGGCATCTCGACGGAATGTCCATCGTGGATGCCTACGTTCGGTGGAATGTCAAGGGCTTCACTCCAAAGCCTGGAAACAAGAGCGAATCCATCATGGTTCGCTGCCCCAACCCCGAACATCCGGACAACAACCCCTCTGCTTGGCTCAACACGAAGAAGAATGTTTGGGTTTGTGGGGGTTGTGGGTTCCAGGGCGGCGATCTCTACGACCTGGCGGGCTATCACTACGGGTTCTCGGTTCCAAGTTACAAGATCAACGGTGAATTCCCGAAGCTGAGACGCCGAATCGCGGAGGAATTCGGGATTACCGAGGTCAAAACCCCCGGTGGCGATACGGCTGTAGCCCCCGTAATCACTGGAGATCTTGCTGGAGATTTAAACGAAACTGGGATTCCGCGGCCGGCAGACCTCGAAACAGTTTCCGAAACTGCAAGTGAGGCCACTTTGGCCCCGGTGGTCGCCCTGCCGGTTGATCCGATTCCAAGGGAAGGGCCGTTCACGCCGGAAATCGACTGGAAATCACTCACTACTGAAGATGATTTCCTGGGGCAGTGGATGGAGGCGGTCACCATTGATGACTTTCCGCACGAGTATCGCTTCTGGATGGGATTGCAGGCTCTTGGATTCGCTGCGGGAAATCACTTGGTGTTGTTGGACAACCCTCCGGTCCATGCAAACTTCTTTCTTTGCTTGTTTAGCGACACGGGTTACAACAAGTCTCGTTCGATTGCCATTTATCGAACACTCTTGCAAAAAGCACTTCCTCATGATGCGGGCGACGACTACACGCCGCCCAGCGGAGTATCGCTTTTGCCGGAACCGGCATCGGGGGAGGCTTTGGTGGATGCCTTTTCGCATCCGATCCATGACCCCTCGACCAACAAGGTCACTGATTATGCGCCTGTGGCGGGGCTGGTCGGGGTAAGTGAGTTTTCTTCATTTATTGCCAAGTCAATGCGGGGTGGAAACACGCTGAAATCGACCGCTATCGATATGTATGACGGGGGTCGAGACATCCACATGGTTTCTCGCGTGGCTGGGGAGCGGTTGGCGAGAGATCCGTTTTGTTCTTTCATCACGACAACTCAGCCAGGGGCCGTTAGTGACTTTCTGACCCGACTGGATGCCAAGAGTGGATTCCTCAATCGTTGGGTCTTTGTATCGGGTCCACGTCGAATGGATCGGTTGTTCTACATGCCGGGTACGGCGGACATTGGCGTGCCTATCGAAACACTCAAGTCCACTAAGCGCTGGGCTGATCGTCATCATGGAAAGATGCGTTTGCATGATTCTGCGTTAGATGCTTGGCTTTCTTTCTGTCGGACCAATTTGACTCCCCTCCTCGATGGAAAGCCTGATCCCATAACAAGTCGTATTGAGTTGACGCTCAAAAAGCTCATCTTGGCATTTGCGATCAATGTTCGGCACGAACACCCCACCGTTGAAGATGTTCAAAAGGCAGTTTCGCTGTTTGATTACTTGCTCACTGTTTATGGGCAGGTGACCAAGAGCATTATTCACACAACTTACGATGAATGCGCTGAAGATATTATTGAGCAGATTCATCGCTTGATTGATCTCAAGGTGGTTCCATCGATGGCCAAGATTCGTGGCCCACTTTTGAAGACTCATGATCGCATGATCATCGAGCGGACGATCACCAACATGGTGAACATCGGACAAATCTCCGAACGGGCCTATCAGAATGCCAAAGGTGGTCCTTCAACAAAGATTTATCTGGATGAAGAGAGCGAAAGGGTGCTGGATCTCCCCGGAAAAGTTAAGTAGGTCTACCCAATTGAACCTTTCATGTGTTACCGTGCCGCCCCATGGCGGTCCAAGTCTGGGCACGTAATCCGAGGTACTACATCAAAGAGTGCCTAGAGGTTGGGATGACCAACTTCTCGTGGAACATTGGGTATCTCAAGAATCTCAGCGTTGACCCTGATAAGTTCATCAATCTTTACCTTCCGGCGGGGAACTACCAGTCGTTGGTGGTGGATCCCGGCAACGCCAGGGCCACAATTACTTGTCGTTCTTGTACTCCCAAGAACCCATGTCGCGAGTATCCGGTGTGGTCCTACGGCGGCTCCTGGCCTGAACTGGTCAATGCGATCGCTTCGGGGGGCGTGGTTGTTATAGATCTTCCTGATAAATCTCCCGTGGGTAAGCAGTTTCTTGCTGAACTTGGCCGAATGCAGGACGAGTATCCTGATTCTTTCATCCATGTTCATGGCTTGTATTCGTTCCGGCTTTGCTTTGGCTTTGGATTTGGGTCCGCAGACATCGATTTCCGTGCCTCGGCGTCCAAGGGTCGTATTGATCTGCCTTCGGGGTTGATCATCAAGCGACAAGATTTCGAGAAGCACCGCAGTTGGATCGAAATGATCGGTATGCGACTCGGTGACCTTTCCGTTCCCAGAAATCGGTGCATGTACAACATCCGGTCAGCGTGGTGGGCAGCGGAGAACTATCGCAAGAATGTTAAGTTTCTCGTTCGGGATAATCCGATCAACCCGGATGCAGCCGAATTCGATGTGCCTCAGGCCACTCGGATCATGTTGAAGAACATCAAGCCGGTTGAGGGTGATAGGTTCCTGTGTGACACTTGTTCGCTGAAGAGCGGCTGTCGGTACTTTCGAGTGGGGAGTGTGTGTTCCGTGCCAGATGCAGAGGTTGCAGAACTTGCCAATCTGTTCGGTACCCGTGACTCCGATCAGATCATCGATGCCCTAGGAAAGCTTCTGGAGATTCAGTCTGGGAGGTTTGCCAAGGGCATCGATTCTGAGGACGAGGCCACGATGCTCGACCCTGAAGTAACAAAACTTGGGACGACGCTGTTCGATCAGGGCGTCAAGCTTGCCAAGTTGATCGATCCAACGTTGGCGGCCAATGGAAAGATGACCAATAACATCCTGGCCATTGATGGCTCTATCAGCGGGAAGTCGGCACGGGAACTCATGGCCCACATCGCCAAGGAGCTTGAGGAGCGAGGGGTGGCCAGGGGCGATATCACTCCCGAGATGATCAAGAAGATTCTTGAACTCCCGCCGAAGGATCAGGCCAAGGCCATTTCTGCGGTTGCGGCTGGCGGTTAGCCGTGAACCTCGATGACCTTGAGCCAGAACTCAAGTGGCTTCAGGCTCATCCCGAGTTCGAGGAACGGCCAGCGACCATCAAAGAGTTCGTTGGTCCGAACTACCTGAACATCGAGAAGCGGGTTCGTAAGTCCATCCTCAAGGAACTTGTCGCCATCATGGGGGAGGAGAGCGACGGTTATCACCTGACTCGTTACCAGCGGGCGATGATCACGGGTGGCATCGGAATTGGCAAGACAACCATTGCCAGCATTGTCCTGCCTTACCTCGCTCATTGGGTGTTGTGCCTTCAGAACCCCCAAGAGTTTTTTGAGCTTCTGCCCGGATCCCGAATCGCGTTCATGCAGATGTCTACTTCTGGCCCGCAGGCCAAACAGGTGGTCTTTGGTGACATCAAGGCTCGGATTGATCATTCCCCCTGGTTCCAATCCAAGTATCCCTACGACAAGAATTTCAAGACTCAGCTTCGATTCAACGAGAAAGAAGTCTGGATCCTTCCTGGCGACTCAGCCGAAACTACCTTTGAGGGCTACAACATCCTGGGCGGGATCTTGGATGAGGCCGATTCTCATCAGGTAACCGACACCAAGGATTACGCCGAGCAAGGCTATACAACCATCTATTCTCGAATCACTTCTCGATTCGAAGAGCGTGGATTCATTCTCGTCATTGGGCAAATGAAGAAGGGGAATGGCTTTGCTGCGAAGAAGTACAAGGAGTTTCTTGATGATCCGGGGGCCTACGCCGTCCGGATGGCGATTTGGGAGTCCTTTGGCTGGGATCGGTACTTGAACGAAGACGGGACCAGAGATTCTTTCTGGTACGACACTAAGCGGCACGACATCATTCCGAGTGGGGCGGCGAAGTTGATCAAAGGATCGACGGACAACCTCATCGAGATCCCCAACACCTACAAGCAGGACTTCCTAAACAATCCAGAGAAGGCGCTTCGGGATCTGGCGGGGATCCCGCCCCTCACCGGTTCGCCGTTCATCTCTTTGACTTACAAGATCACTGAGGCTCGGGAGCGTTGGCTGGCTCATCAGAATCCGGGGTACGTGACCGGAAGTGATGAACTTGTTCCAGTGATCACCTCTCCGGTCGACGCCCAGAACCGAATGGCCGACTGGTTCCGATGTCAGGATCCGCTCAAGCGTGTGGCGCACATCGACCTCGCCTACAGTGCCAACGGTGATGGTCTTGGTCTGGCCATGGGGCATGTTCGTGAAACCGTCGAGATCGACGGTGAGCACAAGCCTTACATCGTCATTGATCTGGTCATGCGGATCCACGCGCCCGCTGGGCGTGAAATCTTTCTTGGGGATGTGCGGCGGATCATCTACTGGCTGAGAGACGAGCGAAAGTTCCGCATCACAAAGGTCACGATGGACGGATTCCAGTCCACCGATACCATGCAACAACTTGAACGCAAGAGAATCCAGACTGAACTCGTGTCGGTGGACAAGCAGATGCTCCCGTACTACGACCTACGGGAAGCTATCTATGAAGACCGAATCGAATTTCCCCAGTATTTGGTCAAGTTGAACGAAAGCTCCATGGAACTGACCGAGGTGCTGGTTAAGGAACTGGAAGAACTGGTAGACAATGGCACCAAAGTTGATCACCCTCACGGTGGAAGTAAAGATATAGCTGACGCCGTTGCGGGTGTTACCTACACCTTGATGGGTGACCGAACTTACAGTCGCAAGGTTGTTCGATTGGATGCCCTGAAGGGAAGTGGGGATGCAGTTGCAGGCGAAGGTCTGCTCCGACCTGAACTCGTTGGTGGCATTGGGGCCATGAGGGCACCTCTCCCGCCCGTGGGTGCAACAAGCTGGAATCCGCCCTCCAGAGGGAGAAGCCGATGACCTTGCTCGGTCCCAATGGTCAACCACTCGACACCTTCAAAAAGGCTCCGGCCCCCAAGCTGGGTCCAGCTTTCGGTGATTGGGCCGGGCGAGACGTTATCTTCAATCAACTCCCTGGTGGAGCGATCCTTCAGTTCAACTTGGATGCGCTAACTCTGGCTGACTACCGGGCGATGCGGTATCACCCGCAGATCAATGCTTCGCTCAGCTTGTTGACGTTCATGCTCCACCAGATCGATTGGTGGATCGAATGTGAAGACTCCAAGATCCAGAACATGGTGGAGGACAACCTTCGGCGGATGTGGACGCGCTTGATCAGGGCGATGTCGCAATCGTTGTGGGCGGGCTATTCACCGATCGCCATCGAATACGAGAACAACGCCATCACGGGGTATGTCGAGATCAGCAAGTTCAAGGATCTCGTTCCGGAAGAATGCAATGTGAAGTGGAAGGAAGTGAAGGGTTGGGCGCCAGCAAACACGCTTCCGCCCAAATTCAAGATCTACGATGGGATTCGGCAGCATGGCGTTCCCAACATTCCTGTTGAGAACACGCTCTGGTATCCCATCTTGATGGAGAACGGCGATTACTACGGTCGCCAGCTTCTCAAGTCGGCGTTCGCTCCCTGGTACTTTTCAACTCTTGTGCATCTGTTTGCCAATCGGTACTACGAGCGATTCGGTGAGCCGACGCCCATTGGTCGTGCGCCTTTTGAGGACATGATCGAGCAGGAGGATGGGACTTTCGTCTCTGGCCGGGATGCCATGGCGACGATTCTCGGGACCCTTCGTTCTCGTGGTGTGGTGACTTTGCCTTCTACGCGGATGCAGGTGGGCAACACCGCAGCTTACGATTACGACATCGAATACTTGGAATCACAGATGCGGGGCGCTGATTTTGAGCGGTACTTGTCTCGTCTCGATGAGGAGATGTCGCTGGCGCTGTTCACGCCCATTCTGCTGTTCAGGACGGGTGATGTTGGATCCAATGCCCTTGGTGTTCAGCACACGCAAACCTGGCTTTGGACTCTCAACGCTCTAGCTGGCGATATGAAGGAGTACATCGATCGCTACATCTGTGAGCGCCTGAAGGGTTTCAACTTTACGCCCAATGCCCCGACTTGTCAGTGGCAGTTCCGTCGTCAGGGCAAGCAAAACACGGAAACCATTCGTGCGGTCATTCAAGAACTCCTTCGCGGTGGGCGGGTCGGGGTTGATGTTGATGAACTTGGTTTGGCTCTCGGCATGACAGTCAAGGAGCTTCGTCAGGTTCAGCAGGATTCTGCGCCTGAGGATGATCGGGGTCAGCGGGACAGGCCGGGGGTGGATGGGCCAGCGACCGTAGGCGAGCCAAGAGCTACTGCTCGCCAGATCAGCAATCGGATTCAGGGCCAGGTGGAGAAGGCGTGGCGGGAGAACCGCTTTGGTACCGATGCGTTCACTCCCAAGTTGGGTTATCACCGTCGTTTCGTAGAATCACTCTGCGCGGAAGGTATGGCTCGCGAAGCGGCCGAATCGGCAGCCGACCGGTTCTATGAGAGAACTGAAGCCTGGATGGCGGATGCGTTGGCTATTGGACCCAATGAATTCGATGGGCCGCAGGACTTCATGGCCTTGTTTGGTCGGTTCATCGATGCGGAGATTGACGCCCTTCGGGGGTGACCATGGATGATCTTCATATTCGATGCTTCTGTAGTCGCCAGCCGCTTTTGGCGATGGCGGGCAGGGACGCTAAGGGGAATGGGTTTGTCCACGTTAAGACGTGGAAGGGCGGTCGGTTGTACGCCGAGGTGGTCATCACTGCTGGGGAAGCTTACATCACTTGTCGGGAGTGCCTCCGGCGACATCGAGTTCGGATTGTCCATTCGCAAGTAGAAACCAAGCAGCACGAGTTGCCGGAAACCATCGCTATCTAGCCAAGAACTTCCTGGCGGTGCTTGCGAGACTATTCGCATGGAGTGATACCTTCTGCGCTTGTCATGAAGAAGTCGCTTCGCCACAACTTTGGGGGGGTTGCGACAGTTGCCGCCCCTGAGTCTGGTGGGCGTCATCTTGTGAACATTTCGACGCACCAGACGGCGACGTTGCAGAGCTTTACTCAAACCGAATCTGGATCTTATATCGTTGAAGGTACTCGGGTCTTCAAGGCTGGGACTTTCAAGGATTCTCAGGGCATTGAACGCACTTGGGAACGAAGCCATCTGGAGCAAATGATCTTTCATTTCCGCCTCCTTCGGGATGCGGGATTGTTCGAGAACGTGCCCATGCGGGCCGATCATTCGGATTCGGTGCATGACGTGGTGGGCTATATCCACTCGCTGTATCTGGATCCGACCGACAGCAACTTCCTGATGGCCGATCTGGAATTCACGGATCCCATTGGATTTGAGAAGTGGCGTAATGGCACTTGGCGCAGTCGGAGCCTTGAGGTCGGAATGTATGAGACCAACGATTCCGCTCTGTTCTGGCCGGTGGTGTTTGGTTTGGCCTGGGTGGACATCGGTGCAGTTGAGGGACTGCACGCCAAGGCGACCGCCAAGGCGATGTTCTCTCAGACCGTGGTTGACGATCCAAAGGAGACCAACGTGAACCCAGAAGAGTGGGCGCGGGCGGCTGAGTACGCCAAGGCGCTTCAGGACTGGGAGGCCGCTGTGACCTACGCCAAGTGGGTCGAAGATGCGGAGTACGCACAGGCGTGTGACGACTGGACAAAGGCTGTCGAGTATGCCGCCGCCCTGGATGATCAGCTTGTGGGGGCAACCCCAGAATCTGAGCACCAGCGGCCTCCCGTTACCCAGTTCCGGATTTCCGGTCAGATGACTTCGGACTTCGCGGCTGTGCAAACGCACATCGATGCCCTTGAGGCATTCCGCGATGAGACGACTCTGACGAACCGGGCCGAGTTTGTGTCCGGCCTTGTCAAGGACAACAAGATCGCTGCGCCGCAGGGAGAACCTATGACGGCGCTCGTTCAGACCATGACCACTGAGCAGTTTGACGCCTTCCGGGCCTCCTATGTGGACGCGCCGAGTCTCTCGCTCTTCGGTGGCTTTGGGAGCCAGGAAGGCGGAGAGCCTCCTTCCGCTGGCGATACTGGCGATGAAGAGTCGCTTTCTGAGGTTGAGCAGGCCAAGGAGATCGTTGCTCAGCATCGTCGCTCTGGGATGCCGGATGAAAAGCTGTTCCGGACCCCCAGTTTCAAGGTGCTCGTGAAGCACGGAATCGAAGAGGCTCCGGCCTCTAACCAGTAGGAGACGAAATGCCTTCTTACAGCGGTAACACGGGTCTCCGTGAGCCGTTCGGCAAGAATCAGTACCTTCGTTCCACCAAGGATGTCAAGACGGATTCCTACACCATGGCTGATGGTGGGATTCCAACCGAAGACATTGATGGTGATGATCTGAAGGTGCTTCAGCCGGGGACTCTGATCGCGGCGATTACGTCCGGGGGCGACTCCGGAAAGGTCGGCGTGTTCGATAGCGGAGCTTCTGACGGTCGCCAGACCGCCGCCAACATCGTCGGCGTGGCCGACACCTTCCTGCCCTGGGAGCTTAATGAGCGTGACGCGGAGATCGCTGTCACCTATGAGGCGACTTGTGTGCAGGCTTGGTGCTTCGAGTACGTCGCTGGTGTTCGCACCGCCCTTACCAATGCCACCCGCGATGCGGTCGTTGCTCTTGAGACCAACGACCTCCACTTCCGATAGGAGTCTGAGACATGGCTTTTCCGCCACAGGATCGCCTGATCCGTAAGGAAACGGCGCTCGGCACCATCCGCGAGATGGAGCCGCCTACAACCCATATCGGACTCCGTACCCTGGCCCCCTTCCTTGAGGTGCCCAGCGATGATGTGATCTTCGACTATGCGACGGGGCTGACTGATGGTCTTGCCCCGGCGCGAGCCGAGGACGCTGAGTCCGAGCTTGCCCAGAAGGATCTGATCTATGGTGGGGTCGGGCGTGCGTCGGTGATCGATTGGTCGCTCAAGGATCACTACACCGCCTCTGACGTGTCCCGCTATCGTGAGGCTCTTCTGATTCAGGGTCGTCTTGGTGTCAATGACATCAACCTGCCCCTCACCGTTGGTTCTCAGCTTGAGGATTTCCGGTCCAAGATTGCCCGTGACGATGCTCTTCGGCGTCGGAAGCTGGACAATCGGATCGAGTGGATGATCACTCAGGCGCTTGAGACGAATCAGATCGTCTACAACGATGGTCAGATCAAGTTCACCGTTGCCTTTGATCGGCCTGCCGGTCAGACCGATGAGGCTCCGGCGAATGGCCTTTGGTCACTTTCGACTTCTGATCCGATCCGCGATCTCCTGGCCGTTCAGGAGACGATGTTCAACACCTACGGTGTTCGTCTGAATCGGGGGATCACTTCTCGTCGGGTGCTGAATTCGCTGCTGAACAGCGACAAGTTCAATGCTCGCTCGGGTCTGGCCATCGCTGGCTCTGCCACTGCCACCACCACTCCCATCGACCCGTACTACCTGATCGACGGGTGGGGTCCTTCGGCGGCTCAGGTGCTCATCGAGCGGGCCACGGGTGTGCAGTTCATCGAGTACGACGCTGTGTATCGCACTCGCCCGGTGGGGTCCACCACGATCACCAACAACCGCTTCCTCTCGGACAACAAGGTCTTCCTGCTGCCTGATCCCGCTGATGTCGCCGAGCTTGACGACGCCATTGGGTTTGGCCGCACGCTGACCTCGCCTCATCCCGAGGGGAATTGGCAGCCGGGCTTCTATGAGTGGGAGTCCGAAACTCGGGATCCGTGGGGTCAGGATCGCGGTACGGGGATCAAGGCTTTCCCGGTCTTCCCCCACATGGATCTGACCTACACCATGACGGTGCTGGCCTAGTCGAGCTAGGGGGGATGGTTCCTGAATACTCTGGGAGCCATCCCCCAGAACCACAAGGAGAAACCAAGTGGCTGAAAAGGACGATACGAAGGGAACCCCCTTCGAGACCGGCGACGGTGAATACGTCGGGGTTGCCCCGGAGTATGCCAACGCTGCTTATGAGCAGAATCGCCCGCTCTTCGGGGAGGGTGAGGAGAAGGCTCGTGCTGAGTATGCGCTTCAGCATGCTGAGGATCTGGCTGCTCCGACCACTGTGCATGGTTATCGCCATTCCAAGGAGGTCGGAGCCGTCCCTGGATCCGAAGAGGAGGGCGCTGGGGCTTTTGTGGCTCTCGATCCTGATGCTCCTGAAATGCGGAAGGGCAGTGCCCCTCTGGCACCGGATCAGCTTGATGATCCGGAGGGAGAAGAGGAATCTGCTACGAAGTCAAGTTCCAAGAGCAGCGGTGGGGGGACCAGCAAGGCTTCTGTCGTTCCGCCTGAGTAAGCTGTAGGGGAGACAAAGGATGGCCTATTCACAGGTGTCCGACCTTCTCCTTGGTGACATGAATCCAGGCTCCATCGATCTTCAAAAGTTCGTCGATGCTGCCAAAGATGAAATGGACTCCAAGCTAGGGTTTGTGTACGACCTTCCTTTGTCTCCTCTGACTTCTACTGAGTCTTTGTTGCTCAAAGACATCAATAACAAGCTGGCATCAGGTCGTATCATCTTGGCCCAATATGTGGGCGGAGAGGATAATAATCTTCACGCTTATGGAGCTTCACTGATAAAGGAAGCTCATGAGTCTTTAATGCTCATTGCCAATGGTGTTATTGATCTGTCATCAGGGCTTGTCCCGACAACCGAGGCCGGAACAAAGACTCCTTTGGGTGTCGTTTACGACGAAGAATCCATGGTGACCGCCTTCGAGGAGACGGTGTACAGAGGAGTCCCGACCTTCGCTCAGCCTGGCGAAGCTCCATAATGGCGGTTCCTGGGCTTCAACCTAGAACTTCGTGGAATGTCCGCGTTGATTCTTTTGAAACGCAAGCCATGTTGAGCTTCGCCATGGTTGCCGTATCAGGTCCTAGCTTGGCGGGGTTCTTGGATGACAAAGCGGCAAATTGGTTACATGAAGAGATTGGTTTGAGGTTCGCCTACGAAGGTGACAGAAAGTCTGGCGATTGGCCAAGGCTTCAAGAATCAACTAATCAGATTCGAGAAGCTCTTGGGTTCCCTGCTGACACGCCAATCAACATCCGAACTGGTGACCTGGAAGAGTTTGTGACCACGGCCCATGATGTGACCCAAGGGCCAATGTCGGCATCGATGGATTTGCCTGGTGATGTGCCTGATCCAGTTCTGGCCAAGAAGTTGCGAACGGCTCAGCAAGGAGCGTCATCGGGAGAAAATCCTTTCCCTGGAACTGGCCCCACTCCCCCGCGTCCGGTTCTTGCTGTTGATGAAACCGACATGGTTGAGCTTTTGGCTCGATTGGAAGCGCACATTGTCACGCAAGTGATCGGAATGACAGTATGAGTGTCTTTCCGACAAACATTGCTGATGAGATTGTCACTTCGGTTCAACTTGCATTTCCTGACTACACCGTGGTTCGACGCCCAGTCCGCAACGGAGACCCTGATAAGACTTATGGGATTTGGCCTTGGGATTGGAACCCAGATGAGCAGTCTTTCGAGATGAATTCTGGGCAGTCCAAGGAACCAACTCTTCAGCGTTACCTCATTCGAATGCAGACTCTTGTCAAGTATGCAACTGAGGAGGAAGGGCGCGAAGTGGCGACCGTTGATGCGAAGATTCTCCGAACGGTGCTGTACCGCGACGCGGACCTTCAGGTACGTTTGGGCGACCTGACAGAAGACCTCTTGGGTACAAGAGAAAGACTCCAACGATGGGGCGTGCGAACTCAAAGGTTCATGAACAACCAAGTGGGTCAACAGCAGTTCATCTTTCTTACCCAGACCGACTTCTGGGCCGAATCCGAATCGACACCCTTGTGATGGAGGAACCCCATGGCTGACGATGTTGAGGCCAAGCGCGAAGAGGTTGATCGGCTTCGGGCCGAGCTTCGCGAGGCCGTCGCAGATCAGCGGAAGGAGTCTCGCTCAAATTCTGACGAGGTGGTTGCTGCTCGTCTGGATGCAGAGGCCGAGCGCCTTCGGAATGCGATCGCTGCTGTTCGAGAAGGGGGCGTAGCTGCTCCTCCGGGCACTGAGGCTCGCCCCTCTGAGCCTGAAGTTGTTCTGCCTCCTGATGCAACAAAGGAAGAAGCATTGGAGGCGGCCAAGGAACTGGATATCGAGGGTCGCTCTTCGATGAGCAAGGATGAACTCATCGAAGCCGTCGAAGAGGCTCAGGAGGATAACTAGCCATGGCATTTCTCTCTCAGTCTGGCCATGTTGGCCTGAGGACTCAGGCCACGAAGGGGGTCTATGCCGACCCTGGGGCTGTGGCCCCCAACCAGGGTGTCTTCATTCGTATTCGATCCGGGGCACTTGGTGGCAATCGAGATCTTCTGATTCCTGATCCCGAAATCGGTGGCAACCGAGACATCCCTGACGCTCAGCTTGGCCCCATCAGTTTCAGTGGTGAGTATGAGATGTACGTCCGGATGGAGAGTCTTGCCACTCTTCTCAAGGGTGCTCTCGGACAAGCTGGCTCCGCTGGTGCTGCCAACACTGGCTTTACGCATACGGTGACTCCGGCCGACACCCTTCCGTGGATTTCGGTTGAGGAGAAGGTTGGCAACGGCTACGAAGAGTTCATGTATACCGACTGCAAGGTGAACACCTTCCACCTTGAAGCGGATGCGGATGGCTACCTCATGGGCACGGCCGGGATGATCGGGCTGACTCAAGCCCTGGATCCCACCCCCACTGCTGTGGGGAGCCAGCGGCAGGACACAAGCCCTCTGATCGTTGGTACGAACATCGAAGTGGCGTGGGGTGGAGTCGCTCTTCCTGCTAAGAGTTTCTCGCTCGACATCAACAACAACCTCGAAGATGATGACTTCCGTCTCGGGTCGCTGTTCCTGGGTGCCCTCACCGAGAAGCGGCGGGAGATGACGATGGGCGTGACCATTCGCCCCGAGGATTCCACGCTGTGGAAGACTGCCATGTGGGGTGATCCGGCGGCGACGGTTCCGCTGGGTCTGTCCTACAAGGATGATGTTGAGATCACCATCACCACTTACGAAGATGTTGCTGGGGCTGACCCTGGCGTGAACTACGAAGCAGTGTTCACGGTTCCCTCCGCGATCATCGCCCCCTTCTCGCTGGAGCCTTCCGGTGATGATGTGATGGAGCATGATCTTGAAATCCGGGCAGTTGCTCCGGATGCTGGCACTCCGCTGGTTACGGCAACGGTTCTCAACTCCTTCGCCACTGTGGCGTAAGGCCGGGTGTGGTGGGGGGTTCTACGCCCAGGGAACCCTCCACCACAACAAGACAAATAAAGAGTCAGGAGGCTCACGAAATGTCAGACATCGAAGTTCAGGATCCCGAAACCAACAGCGCGGAGGCCGAAGTCCCCGCAACGGTGGACTACTTCGCCTTTGATGAAACCGAGCGGGTTATGCTGCCCGATGGGGTCCAGTGGGTTGAGATCAAGAAGCTCACTGAAGGCGATCGTCGCAAGTATCAGAATGCAGTGAACCGTGATGTGCGTCTGGAACGCCGCACGGGCGATGCCATGCTCCGCATGGCTGCTGGTGATGAGAAGCACGCCCTTCTGACTTCGGCAATTATTGACTTCTATCTGTTCAAGCAGGGTCGTCAGGTCAAGTTTGGTGAGGGGACGTTGCGGGAGTTTCTGAGCAGCGCCCCACCGTCCGTCATCGATCTCATCGAAAAGGCCATCCGCAAGGCTAATTCTTGGCTCATGGCCGATCTTTCCGTTGAAGACATCGATAAGCAGATCGATGAACTTCGCGAGATGCGGGACCTCAAGATCAAGGAGGACGAGGGAAAAGTTACTTCTTCCGCTGTGTAGACCAGTTCGTCAGGGGCAAGGAGATTGAGGGGGTCCCTCCGGAGTCGATTCGGCTCTACTCCATTTGCCAAGCGATGAAGTGGAGTCATCTTCCTGTCGCTGGTGGACTGTATGACCAGGATCCGAAGCTGCTTGATGAGTGGACGTACATCATGGCTGAGGATGCGAAGCAGCAGAAGCGGAAGCAGGCTCAGCAGGAGCGGCAATCAAGGGTGCGTAAGTCTGGGCGATGACTGAGAGGGAGGTGGGGTCCGGATGAACGCCATGTTGAATATCCAAGTCAACGTGGCGGCGCGCCAGGCGGGGGCGTCAATCCGGACGATCCAGCGAGAGATCGCTGGTCTGGAACGAGCCGGGATGATGGGCGGGAATGCCATCGGCGGCATGATGAAGAGGCTGGCTAACGCTGATGCTCTCATCAAGTTTGGTAAGAACCTACAGTGGACCGGTCGCCAATTGGAGTTCTCGTTTACCTTGCCCCTTGTGCTGGCGGGGGCAGCGGCGACGAAATGGGCCAACGAGAACACTAAGGCGGTAACTCAGGTACGCAAGGTCTATGGCGACCTGAACATGAGCCAGAAGCAGGTCAACGCCGAGGTCAACGCCTTGGCGGTTAGTTTCAAGCTTCTGTCAGATCGATTTGGCGTGCTTCAGAAAGATGTCATTGACATCGGTGCAGCCTGGGCACAGGCCGGCAGTTCTGGGGTCGCTGTAGCCAAACAAACAAGAGCCTCACTTGAGGCCATGATCATCGGTGAACTTGACGCGACCAAGGCCGTCGAGGGCTTGATTGCTGTCCAGGCCGGTTATCAGATGTCCACCGATGAGCTTAAAAACACACTTGCGGATCTGAACGTCGTCGAGAACCAGACGGCGATCAGCTTCTCCGGTCTGATCACTGTGTTCCAGAAGGCTTCCGGTACTGCTCGAACCGCTGGCGTCACCATCGAGGAACTGGCCGCCATGGCGGCTGCCTTGGTCCCTGCGGCTGCTACCGCTTCCGAGGCTGGCAACTCGTTGAAGACGATGATTTCTCAGTTGATGGCTCCCACAAAGCAGGCGAAGGACGCTATGGAGGCCATCGGGATTGAAGTGAACTCGGTCAGTTGGCAAAGCAAGACTGCTACTGAACGGATTGAGGAGTTGGCCGATCGCTTCCAGGGCTTGACTCGACCGGTTCAGAACTTCGTTGCAACTGCCCTCGCTGGTCGTCGTCAGGTCTCCCGGCTGAATGTCCTTTTCCGTGATGTGGCGTCGAGCACTGGGTTCTATGCCCGTGCCCTGGAAGCTACGTCTAATCAGCAGCGGGCACTCGTTCAGTATTCGCAAGAGTTGACGACGTTCTTGTCGAGTCAGCCTCAGGCTTTCGCCATTCTGACCACCCAACTTCAGAATGCACTTGCGGAAGCGATCATTCCGCTCCTCCCTTCGATCCTGGCCCTTATCGGTCGATTGACGAAGCTAATTAGGGCCTTCACTGATCTCAATCCTGAGGTTCAGCAGTTGATTCTTCTGAGCCTTGTTCTTCTTGCCGTGATGGGACCGATCATTAGGATCTTTGGTGCGTTCGTCCTTGTGGCTGGCTCTCTGGGCAAGGTTATCAAGTTCCTAACTTTGATGATGCTGGGCCAGAACCTCACCGCCAAGGATGCTGCCATTGCTAATGGCCTCAAGGCTCAGTCTGAGTGGATGGCGGCTGCGGCTGCTGGTGACCATGCTCGGGCCGCTGGGATCGCTACAGGGGCCATACAGGTCGAAACGGTGGCTGCTGGTCGCCAGGGGGGCGTTCTCCATCTGCTCGGTGGAGCGTTCGTCTACGCCGGGAAGAGGGCAATGTGGTTTGCGGCGACTCTTCTGGATGTCGTCGCCGTTGCTATCTTTAATCTGACGGGACTCTTGGCTCGGGGATTTGCGCCGCTGCTCCCCATGCTTCAGAAGGTGTGGGTGACTCTTCTCATCGGTTGGGACAAAGTTGCCGCGGCCATGGTGCTGGTTTGGAACACGGCCGTGATTGCCATGGGTCTCGCATGGGATGCGCTGCTTCCGGTCCTAAGTCGCATGTGGGTCACAATGCTCATCGGTTGGGACAAGGTTGCCGCGGCCATGGTGGCGATCGCGCATGCTGCGGGGAACAGCACTGCCATTGCTTTTCTTAGGGGCTTGATCGCACCAATTCTAACGGCGGCTAGTGCTGTCGTGGTGGCGATTGCTTCGATTCTTGGAGTTCCGGTTGCTGTGGTCGTGGCTGCCATCGCTGCTGTTGTCGTTGCCATCATTGCTCTTTTCAATGATGACTTTCGAAATGGAATCATTGATGCAATCGAATGGGTTATCCGGGGACTTATGCAGCTTCCCGGCGTTGTTGCTGATGTGTTCATGGCGGTGGTACGGGTCGTCCAGGCGGCGATGGAGCAGGTTGTTGAATGGCTTAGCTATCTGAATCCCTTTGCTCGCCATTCTCCTTCTTTGGTTGAGAATGTCACTGCGGGCATCACTGAGATTCTTCGACAGTACGGTCGACTTACTGGCATTCAGACGATTCTTCAAACGGCCATCAATGCCCACAATCGATTTCTTGGGGCAACGGCTCCTGCCGCCAACCAGTTGCAGATGCGGGAGTACGCTGAGCAGCGCAAGCAGGTTCTTCAGGCTGCTCCTGCTGCGGGTCCCGCCACTGATGCCCTGATCCGCAGCATTATGGATCTGAAGGGTTTGCTACCGCCACTTCAAGCTTTGATTAGCAAGCAGGATCAGGTTGTGGCCAAGTGGCAGCGTCGGGTTGATTCTCTCGCTGATGCTCAGGACAAGCTCAATCGCTTGCAGAGCATGCAGATCACCGGAATGCGGGCGGCAGACGACGCGATCTTCCGAAATGAGATGGCACAGAAGCGGCTTCGTTTGGAAATGCTGAAGTTGGAGCAGGCTGGCCAAACTGCTGAAGATGTTCGCAATCGCATGGCTCAACTTCAGGGCCAGATTGAACTTCTTCGGGGGCAGAGAGAGGAACTTCGACTCGCTGGGGCTGGCTCTGACGTTCTTGGATTCTATGATCAGCAGATTGCCGCTCTCGAAGCTCAACAAGACTCGCTTGATGATCAGGTTGACAAGTTTGATGAACTTGAAAAGAAGCTGGCTGATCTCCAGCGTGCTGGAGAGATTCTCGATCTTGAGCGGTCAATCAACTTTGATCCGCAGATGCGTCAACTCGATCAGTTGTTCAACCGAGTTGAAGAGGGAAGCTTCCAGCAGATCATGCGGCAGGGCCAGATTCAGTTGGCTCGCCAGCGTGCGTTTGATGCCGCTTCGGCTCATCTTGACAGGGAGCAGCAGAAGGCTGATCAGCTTCACCAGCTTTACTCAGATATCACCAATCAGATCAATGAGATGGAACAGGCGCTCAGTCAGTTTGCTTCGGCATCACAGGCGGCTCTATCAGCAGCCAGGGCCGGGGCCGGGGCGGCAGAGGCGTCAGGTCTGTCGGATATCCAAGAGGACATTGCTGCTGCCGGTCGAGGTGACTTCGCCCTTCCCGGCGGAACTGGCGGTCTTGGTCGAGAGGGTGGCCTCATTGATATCGAGAAGTTCAATGAGGAACTTGAGAAGGAACTTGAAGGCATCAGTGATACCTTTGGAGAGTTCGATCTCTTTGATCCGATCAAGAGGGCATGGAACGCGTTTGTGGGATGGCTCGGGGACGCAGTTGGGGCCTTGGGTAGCGGGGACTTTTGGAAGGGTCTTCTTGGCGGGATCGTTTCTGCCGCACAGTGGATTTGGGATAAGGGTCTCTGGCCTGTCATTCAGGCGATCGGGCGCTTGGGGGCCTGGGTTGGTCGGTTGATCATGCCGGTGTTCAGGGCCATTGGGTCGATCGTTTCCTGGCTTTGGAACACGATTCTGAGGCCAGCCCTCATGTGGCTCTACACGCAGATTCAGACTTACATTGTTCCCGTGTTGCGAGCCTTGGCTGCTGCGGCTATTTGGGTCTTCCAAACCATCATTGGGCCTGCGGTTTCCTGGCTTTGGAATACCATTCTTCGACCGGCCTTTGATTGGATCGTCGAAGAAGTGGTTTCTCGGATTGTTCCAATCTTCCAAGCCTGGATGGCGGTTGCGGAAATCGTCTTTGTGATGATTGCTCGTTACGTCGAGGTCTGTTGGAACATTCTGCGGGCGGTCTTTGGGGCCATTGTGTGGGCAGTTGGCCATGTTGGTGATGTCTTTAATTGGCTTTGGAAGAATGTAGTCCAACGAGTTTTTAGGGCCATCGGTGATTGGATTGAAGGCATTTGGGAGAGTCGAGTTAGGCCAGTCTTTAATGCAATCCGGTGGGTTATCGAGAATGTGATTGCTCCCGCCATGCGTTGGCTGTGGGAAAACGTGATCCGCCCGGTCTGGAACTTCATTCAGGATCGCATTCACAATGCGTGGCATCGAAGCATTAGGCCGATCTTTGAAGGCATTCGATGGGCCATCAACAACATCATCATTCCGGCTTTTCGGACCTTGCGGGAGGTCATCGGGAACGTTTGGGATGGGATCTATCGCATCATTCGGAACGTCTGGAACGACATTGCTGGGGTTCTTGAAGGTGGGGTTAACTTCTTCATTCGGGCGTTCAATGCTGTGGTTCGTGGCGTCAGGGCGGTTGCTGGATTCCTGAGCATCGATGTGGATCTGAACACCATCGATCGGATCAATCTTCCTCGACTGCACTCTGGCGGTACTGTGGGCCAGGACGGTCTCCGATCTGACCGTCAGGGCGTGCCTCGATCCCAGGAGCAGATCGCCATTCTTCAAAAAGGTGAGGGGGTCATCCCGGCTGACATCTGGCAGAGCCTTAATCCAGGCATGAAGCGTGGTCTCTTGACTGGAAAAATCCAGATGGAGAATCAGCACACTGCCGGAGAAGGTGGGTTCTTCGATAGCGCCCTGGACATTGGACGGGGCATCGTTCGAGGCATTGGTGATGGCATCGAGTATGTCCGAGAGAATGTTCTTAGGGCTGCCTTTGCTCCATTCAAGGCAATCGCAAAGGCAGCGATCAACCAAATCCCCATCAACTGGATGAAGGATATTGCTAACAGTATCCTTGAGGACATTGAAGATTGGGTTACTGGCGCGAATGATCAGTACAACAAGCAGATCATCCCACTGTCAATCAAGAATCCTCCCCCTCGGGGGGAATGGGGCGTAGACCAGGGTCTTTGGCGGGTCATGGAGGATTACGTCCAGAGCAAGATTCCTAGTGCCTATTCGTCGTCTTCATTCCGGGCCACGATGACCGCGACCGGCAATCGGTCGATGCACGGCTATGGCCGAGCAGTTGACCTTGTGAACCCTGGCGCTGGTGGCTTGTGGGCGGTGTTCAACCTGCTGAAGAATCAGATGCAATCACACGAATTGATCTTCACTCCGGCTGGCTATCAGCAGATCTATCGCGGCCAGCGTCACATCTACGGCGAGCCGACGGCTAGTGACCACTACGACCATGTTCACTGGTCGCTGGCCAACGGGGGCATCGTCAAGGGCGGCTCAGGCGGGGTGCTGGCACGCATTGGAGAGGGGAGCCATGATGAGTTGGTGACTCCGCTTCCGTCGGGCTGGAATGACGACTTGGGAACGACTTACAACTTCTACGGCGATCTCGAATTCCCGAATGTGACCAACGGTGATGACGCCAAGGGCTTCATCTCGAACCTGAAGGCTTTGACAAACTAATGGTTACGACACTTCGCGATCTCAACGGCAACACGGCCTATACGCCGCCAGCAAACCAGACAGTGGCGGTGCTCAGCGATGGACGTGCCGTGGCTTTGATTAAGGATTCAGGAAATCTTGGCAACTTGTACCTTTATCGGTCGAACCTGGCCAGGACGGCTTGGTCACTTGATGCAACTGTCCCGCTGGCGGGAGACTTGAGTCCTCCTTATGGATACGCCTTCTGTGTGGATGCATCAGATCGCATTCATGTCATTTACGAACGCACTCAGCCTTTCCACACGGATGTTTACCATTTTCGGCTTACGACTCCGGGGACGTGGACGAAGAGCGGTGAGGAGGAAGTCTTTGATTTCAGTGCCACAAAGCATCCGGGTTGCTTGGCTATTGACTTTCTAACAGGGACTAACACGCTGTTCGCTGCTGCCCTGTTCAAAGATCTGGATGACAGCAGCAAGATTAAAATTCGTCACAAGGTTCGACATTCAGGAGCAGCTTGGGCGGGTCAGACCGATCATACGATCACGGGCGGAAACTCTGAACTGACGTATCTTTCTGTATGTCGAGACATCGCGGGGGCTGATGGATCGAACCTTCAGCGGGTTGCCATTGCGGCGGCAAGCAATGGGGCGGCAACTCTTCTGGCTGTTGCCCGAGTGAACGTCACCAACGGCGTACAGGATTCTTGGACCGTTGTTGATTCGTCGGCCATGGGAGGGAACACTGCCAAGTTCCGCACAGTGGGTGTGTACCCCTACGGAAACACTGATTGGGCCATGGTGGGCCAGACCGGTGCTGGGTCAGCTACAACAACTTGGGCGGCTCGCTTCAATGGGTCCGCCTATGTGGTGAACCCGGTTTCAGCTTCCTCGGTGTACTCATCCAATGGACCAGAAACTTCATATCTTGATCGCACGGTGGGATACACGCAAGGTCATGGGTTCACTGCGTGGCGAGTCCAGAATGCCAACACCACTCATGACTTCATCTATGGGCAGATTGCTCGGTTCGATTCAGGTTCAACCACCATCGGAGAGCGCTTCGTCTGGAAGCGCAACAACTCTTGCTTCGGGGTAATGTCGGGAACCGGCAAGGTGAATTATGACGAAGGGTTTGCTGATGTTCTGACACAAGTGACTGATCGTGATGGTCCCATCATTGCTTACTTCAACCCTGATCCGTTGACGCCAACGAATCTTTCACCCACTTCGACAACGACTACTGATACGCCGACGTTGAGTATGCGAGCTTCTGCCTTCAATCCTAGTGGCCTTGGTGGAGATGAATCTGGCGCTCGGGTCTATCCAGAATTTACTCTTGCTCGGGATTCAGGGTTCACTGTTGATACTCGTACCGTGATTGGTGATAAAGATAGTGATTTGATTCTTGTTGGAACGAAGCAGTTGGTTGTTCCCAGCGCAAGCCAATTGGATCAAGATACTTGGTACATGCGAGGGCGAGACATCGATGAATGGGGCCAGGTGTCGCCCTGGGCTACCACGGTTAGCTTTGTTGTAACTCATCCCCCGTCCAGCACTGGCCATCTTCCTACCGGTGCCGCTAGTTACGCCTTTTCTGCTACTAACGATTTCTCTTGGGTATTTAGTGATCCATCTCCACTGGACTTCCAAACTGCTTACCGAATTGAGATCACTGAAGTTTCAGATTTCTCTGTCGTTGAGGACACTGGTAAGGTTCTTGGTGATGAGACGACGGTGGCCATTGCAGTCGATGGATCCCACACCGAAACTCTTCTTCAGTGGCGGGTGAAGCTTTGGGATAGCGATGATGTCGAAGGGGCGTGGAGCGATTATCACCTGTTCTATCTTCGCACTGCTCCGACAGTTGCGCTCACTAGCCCCGCTGATCCTTTCGAGACGCCTCAGCCGACCATCCAGTGGACGTTCACTCCATCGAACGGGCGACCCCAAACGCAATGGCAAGTTTACATCATTGACGAATCTACTGATGAAGAGGTGTATGCACGGGCTGGGTCTGGAAATGGAACAAGCCATGTAGTGGACAATGGTTCCATTCTTCAAAACTCCAATGATTACACCTTCGGTGTTCGGGTTTATGACTCGTCGGGGATGGCTGCCACTGATGAATTGACGAACGTGACCTCTGGTTGGGACCCGCCTGATCAACCTGCCATTACGGTCAACACTGCCAACTTCGAAGAAGATGGATACGTTCGGATCACTTGGACCGATGCATCCGAGGATGCTGAATTTGATTCTTACCGTGTTTATCGCAAGGATGAAGAATCAACTGATTGGGTGTTGCTCGCTGAGACTTTCAGTGATGAGACTTCATACACATATGATGACTATCTCGCGCCTTCGGGGATTCAGGTCACCTATGCCGTGGTTCAGGTGGCCATTCGATTCGATGCTCGGGCGGAATCGCTCTACACCGATCAAGATCAAACAGTAACTCCTTCTGGAAGTCATTACTGGTTGATCGATCCCGAAGATTCAGCAAACAGCTTCCCATTGCGGATTGTCACTTCGGACGAGTTTGTCGATGATGAATACGAAGAAGAGGAATATCACGTCCTGGGGTTGGGACGGGCCACTGAGCGAGGTGACCGTCTTGGTGTCAAGGGAACACTCACTGTTCAACTTCGTGGCACAACTGGGGTAAGTGCTCGCACTCAGCGCATTCAGATCAAGGAACTCAAGGCAGAAGGAAGGGCAATGTATTTGCGCTCTCCGTTTGGAGATCTTTATCGAATCAACATGGGAGAGGTCGGTGTCAGTCGGGTCGCGGGTGTTGGACTGAGCGAATATGTTGACGTAAGTTTGCCCTACTCTGAACTTTCAGGAGCTTTGTAATGCCCGCCCAGTATCCAGATCAGATTCCTGACCTTGCGGCAAGTGTTCCGAGTTCGGGCACTGCGGCTTCGACTCCTCTTGCCACTGATCATGATGATCATCATCGTGAACTCGAAGAGGAACTGATCGCTATCGCTACTGAGCTTGGAGTTAATCCTTCGTCGGGATTCAGCAACGTTTCATCTCGTCTTGATTCTATGGGATCGCTGGGTGGAGAACTCTCCGCTGATGTTGCTCCGGCTCGACTGGCGTTCCCGTTTGCCGCTAATGGAAGATATAACTGGAATAGCGGTAACTCTTTGTTCTCTAATGCAGATTGGCAAGTAGGCGGTGTTCTTGCGACGAACTCAGTTCTCACTGCATGGAGGCGACCCGTCGGTTCGTATTCCAACGCGGATCGAGAACTCTGCATTTTGCATGACATCCCAGGGGAGCCATTCGGAACCTTTGAAAACGATTCACACAATCAAATCATCGTTGGGGTGGATTCCAACGACAACGTGATTGTCTTTGCCAATCATCACAATGACCCGCTGAATTGGGTTTGGTGGGATGCTAGTCAGGTTGGAGCGGATTTCACCGACCCCACGCAGTGGGAAGTCGGTGGGACAATGGCGGTCGCTGGTGACGAGGACCAAGTTACCTACTTCACGTTCATCTATGAGCCGGTTTCGGATCGACTGCTGCTGTTCCACAGCAACGGCGTAGGGGCAGGAAACACGAGCCGGTATCTTAACTTGTGGGACGGTGACGGTACTTGGACTCGGGTGTGCCATCTGTTCGATGGCGAGAGCACAAGCCCAACGCAGACTGCTTACCCTCACTATGCTATTCGTGAAGATGGGATGATCGGGATATTCTTTACTTGGCATGAATGGGGAGATCCGGCTGACACTGACCACGACTTGTGCTATGCCCAATCACCTGATGGGGGCATTACTTGGGAGCGCATTGACGGCTCCAACTACGATCTTCCCATCCGCTTCGACACCGGAGATAATCATGAAGCGGAGATCATCTATCCCATTGCCGCTGGAACAAGCTTTGTACACGGCGGTAGTGCTTGTTTCGATGCGGATGGGTACCCATGGTCGATGCAGATTGGCCCCACCCAACAGCGATATGTGATTCGCTGGAATGGAACGGCTTGGGTAAATACCTTTCTTCCGACTGAATACAACAACGCCTTTGGCCCAACAGGTGTTGGGATGTTTTCTTATGGTGGAAGAGTGTATGCCCCCTGTTCATTCCGTCAGAACGGGCGAGAACTGGATCTCATCTTTCTCGATGTAACCAATCCTGAAGCACCGGTTGAAATCTTGATTTCTAGGGGTTTGGCGACTCCGGGTACAGGGATGCAGCATGATTGGGAAGCCTTTCGTCGTCGAAATGTATGGGAAAGAATGATTGGCCCCTCTCGGGACGCTGATCAAGAGTTTTCTTCGACTCAGGTTCCGTATGTCATGCTTTCAATTGACTTGAATCAATTGGCCATGTTGCGTACTGGGAACCTTCAGCCAGTCGGTATCTTGCCGCTCTACAATGAGATGTCCAAGCAGGGGGACTATTGGACCGCAGCGGGGACTGGGCTGACACTCCTTCCTCAGGCTCCCGCTTGGTCTCTTTACCCTGATGGTGACCTCAGGAACGGTTTGGTTGTTGCTCGTATTCATGCATGGGGAACAATTGCCACTTCCAACACCATGAGGGTGGCGATCATGTCGGGATACTCCCCTGCCTATGGGGGGGCCATTGATGTTCATATCGCTTCGGTGAACATCACGAATGCAGTAAATTATGCATCTTCATCATGGAATGCTGTTCCCGTGATCCCCTTTGGGGGGGGCACTTTGTTTCCTTACCACATTGCTTGCGCTGCGGCGGTTACTGGTTCGGCAACTGGAACGATCAGCGAACTCTTTCTTGAGGTAGGGGTTATCCCTGGACCGAGGTGGGCTGCGACATGAGCACCGTCACTCACGTCACTGGTGCTCCAATCAGCAGACGATACGAACTTACTTCAGGATCCGGAAACTGGACAAAGCCAACGGGAAATTACACTTCTGTCACCATTGAGTTGATTGGCGGCGGAGGCGGTGGAGGGGGCGGTCGCCAAGGAGCAGTTTCTTCGATTCGTTCCGGTGGCGGTGGTGGAGGGGGAGGGGGTCGTTCGATTCTGAATCTTCCGTATTCGATCGTTGATGCTTCTTGTGCCTATGTCGTTGGTGTCGGGGGGGACGGAGGCGCTGGTGGCGCGTCGAACGACACTAACGGAACAGTGGGAACGACTGGGACTTCTTCAACTTTTACTTGGGCTTCGGGGAAAACTCTTACGGCAGGACCGGGGACCGGAGGAAACTTGGGTGATACCGATGGAGCCGCTGCTACAACCTTTTCTGGTCTTGCGGCAATGGAGGCCCCAACGGAGGGTCAGGCTTCGTCCAATACGGGTGGGGCGGGCACCGCCGGAGTCGCTGTTCGATTAGGAGCCGCCCCTGGCGGCGCGGGAGGTGGTGGAGTGACCAACGCCAACCCCGGCACCCACAACGCGGGTGGCGCGGGCGGTACGCAGTTGGCTAGCAATCTTACTGCTCCGACTGCGGGCACCGCTGGGGGCGGCGCTGGTGGCCATGGTGTGAGCACATCTGCTGGCGTACCGATTGGGGGGACTTCGGGCGCGGGTGGCGGTGGCAACAATGCTGGTGCTGGTGGCCGTGGCGGCGATGGTGGTCTCTATGGCGCGGGCGGTGGAGGGGGCGGTGGTGGCACTAATGGCGGCGCTGGTGGTCGAGGGGGCGATGGTGCTGACGGCATCATTGTGATCACGGTTCAGTAACCATGGCTGGCACCTGGGCTGACTCAGTAGCGACCTGGGCTGATCCGGTAGTTACTTGGGCTGACTTCACTGAGTCGTCGTCTCCGTCTGAAGCTGAATTCCTTGCAGGCGCAGCAGCGTCGGCGGCCGACCTTCTGGTCGCCGATTACACCCGTGTGTTTCGTCGGTTGGATATCTTTGAACAGGACAACGAAACGGAATATCTTTTTGATGTCGGAATGATGAGTGGATCGGTCACTCTTGACATCTCGCGGGATGAGCGACGAATGCTGGATTTGACCATTTGGGACGAAGATGACGAAATCGAAGTTGGTCCCAATGGACTGTGGTACGACAAGGTGTTGAGGCCCTACCGAGGGGTCTATCTGGAGAATGATGACGTGTGGGAAGTGCTTCTAGGATGCTTTGCTCCAGATCGAATCGCGGTGAACCATTTTCCGACTAAGCAAATTCAAGTCACGGGTAGAGATTTTGCCAAGCGAGGGATCAATTCACAGTTCACCGAGACAACGACCTTCATAGCTGGTACGCCAGTTGAAGATATTGTGTCGGCGGTAGCCACCAATGCGGGAATCACGAATCATATTCTTCCTAACGACGGCAAGGTAATTGGAGCAGAGTTCACCTTCGATCCTGGCACATCACGCTGGCAAGTGATTCGAGACATCTCGACGGCCTACAACTACGAGTTGTTCTTGAACCGAGAAGGTTGGCTGGTCATGCGAAACTTTCATGATCCAGTACTTACTCCTACCAGCTATCGATTCGACACTTCTGGTAGTACGGGTCTCATGGGATACCAGAAGTCGTACAGCGATGCTCGGCTCTACAACCACGTTGCGGTCTATGGAGATGGAAGTGGGGCCTTTGCTGAAGTTAGGAATACGAACTCTGATTCTCCCACTTCGGTTGAGGAAATCGGTGAACGTACTTTCCGTTACTCATCACCTTTCATCGAAACCGATTCACAGGCTCTAGAGGTAGCGCAAGGATTCCTCGCCATCCACGCGTTGGAGGAGTATGAGATCAACTTTGATTCAAGAGTGATTCCTTCTCTGGAAGTGGGGGAAGTACTTCAGTTCACGGATCCTGATCCGGCGATTCTCCAGCCGGAGCGCTTCTTGATTTCGAGTGCCACCATCCCACTTAATCTGGGTCCAATGCAGATGAATGGCAAGAGGGTGGCAATTGTTTCATGACTTGGACTGAGCTTTCGACCGCTGCCGATTTTCGGGACATCGTGAACGAAATCGTCGATCGTCGCGTCGAGGAGATCATTGGCAAGAGGTATCGAAGGGCAACGGTTACCCACATCAATCGTGATGACGGCACGGCCACGGTTGAGTACAACGGTGAGACCAGTCCAGCCACCGTTAATCTTCATTCAGTTCAACCGGTTGGTGTGGGGGAAGTCGTTCTTATCAATGGGACCCCAGGAAACAAGTACATCGCTGATGTACTTGGTAATCCTTACATTCCGACGATCTCCGAGGTACTCCCCCCAGATGATGGTGTGGCTCCGGATGCTCCAGCGGGATTGAACGTTCTTGCTGGAATTGAAAGTGCAATCATTTCTTGGGATGCGAACACCGAAGCCGACATGGCGAACGGCTGGGGTCAGTACCGAGTCGAGATCGATGACAATGTTGGATTTTCTAGTCCTCGGTCGATCACTACGTCGGCAACGGTTCACACTGAAGTTGCTCTTACTGCGGGCGTAACGATCTATGTTCGGGTCTTTGCGATTGATGCTCGGGGTGAGGTTTCGACGGCATCGTTCACCGACTCGGCAACCCCCTTCGCGGTGGAGGTTGAGGGGTCGATCGAGTCAGTGGGGGCGCTTCCAACACTTCCTGATCCCGATTATCCTCAAAGTAAAGTCGTTTTCCTCACTACTGATAACAAGTTGTATCGGTCGACTGGTTCTGCTTGGACCGCTGAGGTTCCGGCTGTTGACATCACGGGTGCCCTTGTTGAGGCTCAAATTGGTGCAGGAGCAATCACCGAAACCAAGATTGGAACCGATGCAGTTACTTCGGTCAAGATTGCTGCCAATGCCATCATTGCTGGCAAGATCGCTGCTAATGCCATCTCGGCCAACGAGATTCAGGCCGATGCGGTTACTACCAATAAGATTCTTGCTGGGGCGATCACGGCCGCCAAGATCGCTTCGGGAACGATCACCGCGAACGAGATCGCCGCGCTGACGATTACGGCTTCTCAGATCGCTGCCAGCACCATCACTGGTGGCAAGATTGCTGCGGGCACGATCACGGCATCGAACATTCAGACCGACACGATCACCGCGAACGAGATTGCTGCTCTGACTATCACGGGTGCGGAGATTGCTGCTCTTACCATCACTGCCTCCAAGATTGCGGCGGGGACGATCACCGCTGCGGAGATGGCTGCCAATTCGATCACTGCGGCCAAGTTGTCAGCAATTGTCATGGAGACCGGCAAGTATCTCCGTTCGACCAGTTACAACGGCACGGACTACGCCACTAATGATGCCACTGCCGGATGGAACGTCGATGAGGATGGAGCGGAGTTTCTTGATGCTCGGCTACGGGGAGAACTTCAGGTTTCTCGAATCGAAGCCACTCTTGGTGTAAATATCGCCACCAACGGAGGCTTCGAAACCAACACGGCCGGGTGGGCGATGGACGGAGGCACCATTGCCCGTGACACTGGCACGTTCGACACGGGAGTGGCTTCGGGGAAGCTCACAGTCGATGGGACTGATTTCTTTGCTATCGGTGAGTACACCGAAGCTGATCCGAATGAATCTGGCGAAGATGGCTCGTATATCTGCACTATTCGAGTGAAGTTCGAGACCGCTGGAGCATATTTCTTTACTTGGGGAACTGAATTGTTGTCGGCCATCGACACCAATTGGCACACGATGACTACCGAGATGTACGTGCCGGAAGGCGAGGATCTCGTCATCCCGTTTGAGTACGAGGGCCAAGCGTCCACTGACGATATGTGGATCGACTCGATGACAATCCAGCCCAAGGGGCGCATGGTTGGAGAGTTGACTGGCGACTGGCACGCGCCGTTGCCGGACGGGCGATCGGCCTCGATGCCGAGGGGAAAGATTTACAGAAGAGTGGTTACTAGTAGTGACTTGACGGTTACTGCTGGCGGATCAACCATCTTGTCCAAAGAAGTTACCCTTTCTGCCGATCGGTGGTATCGAGCCAGTCTTCAGGCCGATTCGATCAACATGGACAGTCACACCACTCAATGGACTTTGCGACTGAGATTCGATGGCACTACTTATGGGTCACAGGCCCATGACTCTTTCAATGACAACACTCAGATGCCTTGTAGTTTCTGGGCGATCTTTTCACCACCATCTACGGTGACCGGCACGTTTTCACTTACGGGGAACCGTTCGGCTGGGTCCGTTGGTGGGGCACAGATTCTGCGCGGTGATGCGGGCAGGATTGTTTTGTTTCTTGAAGATATTGGACCGGTCTAAGGAGAATTCATGAGTTGGCAAACATGGCCGACGGCTCCGAATGTGAAGGGGTCAGGATCCGCTCCCAACTGGGGTTCGAATCCAGAACGAGTCGGTCTTTACAAGTTGAACGAAGAGTGCGATACGGTGACTTTTGTTGCTGTGCTGCGAGCAGACGATAATGCTCCCGATCCGGGTCGAGGTCTTGGGGCTTGGCGGCTGACGCTTCCGTTCCCAATTGCTCAGTCTTTCTACGATGCTGATTCATCCCATGCTCTTCGAATCGGTGATGCGACGATCGGTGGCGGTGAGGAGTTTCCTGATCATGAGATGAAGACTGGCTTGCATGCTCATGCGATTCCGAACGGCTACGCCGAGCGCACCAGCGCGGTGATTGTCCGCCAGGGCGGCATGTGGGCTGGACATGATTGGCCCTGGCCGGACCACCGGATTGCCAACATCCATTGGCAAGGTGTCTATGAGGTTGACCCCGAAGAGATTCAAGAAGCCTTGCAGAACGGTGCTTCCGCCTGATGAATGTGACCACGTAGTGTGCGCTTGGCCAACAAAAGGAGCATGGGCGTGAGTGGCTTGCTGAAACGTTTCACCGCCAGATTGGAATATGCCTGGCATCGAATTCGAAACGGAGACGAACCTGTCTTTGTCTTCTGGGTTGTTTCCATGGCGGCGGCCATTGCTGCTAAGTTCGGGTTCGAGTGGATCGATGCTGATTCCCTTTGGCTTTACTTGGGGGTCAGTTTCCCTACGATGGCGACTGCAAGGAACAAGGTTTCGCCCTCGGAGGTGCCAAAGTCGTGGAAGGAAGTCTTGACGGGGGTGGTTTCTCGTAGTGAGCCAGACATCGAACTCGACCCAGAAACCGATGCGGGACCGGCGGGGCAGGTCGATCCGGCGGATCTGGACGACGAAGGCGAACCGATTTGGCTCGAAGAATACATGGGAAATGTTGTCGTACTTCCGGATTCTGAGGACGATGAAAACGACCTCACGGACGCAGAACTCACCCAGGCGTGGGCCGAAGCAGAAGAAGAGGTAGAGATCGTGGATCCGAAGGAGGGCGGCGACGATGTGTAGCGAAGCTCCAGTTGCTCGCAAGTGTTATTCTGATGCCAAATCTCGATACGGATCCAAGGTTCACTTCTTGGGGATTATTGGAGACCAGTCACATCAGACTCGCCAGTCCGGTCACAACTGTGGTTCAGGTCGCGAGCTTGATTGCACGCACCCGAGCTATGCCCATGCGGTGGACATCGGGGTGTCTGACAACTCGACGGGCTACAGCATCGTCAATGCCCTGCTGGGTGACTCACGGGTCTACTACGTGCTGTTCCGGGGGGTGGGCTATCGGCCCCATCATCGTGGCGGGGGGACCTTTTCCAGCTTTGACCATGAGGGTCATGTCCATGTGAGCTTCGGCTGTGGGACTACTTTTGACACTCGTCCGTTCTTCGGAACGAAGAAGGTCATGACGGCGGCTCAGAAGCGTCGGCTTTGGAATGAAGCTCGTGAGGCAGCCGAACAGAAGGAACCACTGTGGTACGGGAAGAAGGGGATGGCTCGTCGGGACATCTTGATTGTGCAACGTGCGATTGGGCATCCGGCGACAGGGGTTTACGGTCGGGGAACCGAGCGGGCTGTCTCCAACTTCCGGCGGTTCTGGAAGATCAAGGATCCGGACGGGAAGTATCCGGGCAAGGTCAACAAAAAGACATGGACGATGATCCTGTTCCTTGTTGCTGCTAAGTATCTGGGGTACTGATGCCGACGATCACACTTGACGCTTCTCCCCACATTGTCAACATCGTCGGTGTGGTCGTTGGTGACGATTTCATCAGAACGATCCGTTTGCACGATGTGGATTTCTCGGGCTACACGTTCGATTCGGACATTGATGACAACGGAACGATCCGGGCGGTGACCATCTCCAACATCGCCTTCTCATCTCCGGATACAACCTTCGTGTTCAAGATCGACAAGACGGTGACGACGGAACTGTCCCCTGGATCTGACTATGAGTACGACATCCAGTGGACCGATCCTTCGGGCAACGTTCGCACGATGTGGCAGGGAACGATCTCAACACTTCCTGAGGTCACTACGTGATCATCACTATCGAAGCAGAGACATTGCCTTCAGCGATTTCGCTGGAAGGTGGCTCTGCTATCGATGCATCGATCAACTCAGATCAAGACTTCGACATCACGATCGATGAGATTCCACTAACACTGGATCTCGTTGATCAATCGTTGCAAGTCACCATAGAGGGGGAGCCTGGCCCGCAGGGACCACCGGGTTCGGTGAGTGTCCTGCCGCAATCCCTGGCCGACGACACCTGGGATGGCCCCCGAGCCAACCTGCAAGCAGGAGAGAACCTCGTACTGGGGGATGTGTGCTACATCAACTCATCCTCCAAGATGGTCAAAGCGGACGCCGATGCCGCTTCGACTGCTGGGGCGATGTTCATTGCGATCGAAGCGATCGCCACTGATGCTTCAGGTTGGTTCGGGGGGGCCGGGGGATTCTTGCGTGACGACACTGATACTTACACGCCAGGAGCAACGCTTTACTTGTCAACTACGCCAGGAGAGTTGACCGAGACGCAGCCGAGCGGGTCCGGGGATCAGATTCAGGTGATGGGGCACGTCTACAAGTCCAATATTATCTACTTCTATCCTTCACCGTTCTTGCTCACGCATGCCTAGATAAACCCACCCCAAGTGGTGGACCAACCGGCAAGGAGCCATGTAATGTCCCAGCCGATGGAAGGCCAGAAGCTCTGGACGCCTCCTGATTCGCTTCATTTCATGCGGGGAGTTCGTCAAGAGAAGATGGTCACGCTTCCCAATGGGAAGAAGGTTCGTGTAGTGATCGAGGGGACGGAAGGCGATGGCTTCGTGAAGCACATTGAAAGCGACGATGCGATGGATGCCGTTGCTTACCCTCAGCCCGTCCGCAAGACTCTTGGGAGGCATTGATGGCATTCGACACCGGCATCAAAGATGACATGGATCTGACGATCCGGAATGCTGAGCTTGTCAAGGAAATGGTCAAGGCAAAGCAGGGCAAGGATCCCGAAGCTGCCCGAGAGGCCAAGAATGAACTTCGGGAATTCCGGCAGGGCTGGCGAAAGGTTCATCAAGCGTTTGCCGCCGCCGCAGGGGAGGTCACCCCTGAACCCGTTACGTCGAGCGTGGAGGCCAAGTAGTAATGGCGATTACCGTTCCGGGTCTTTATGGCCCCACGCTGGAGAAGATCTTCATTGATACTGCGGGTGAAAGTCTGGAGGCCGAGGACAACAAGGTTCTGCTGGTCACCGACTCGTACACCCCCAACTTTGACACGCATGATTTCCGAGACGACATCACCAACGAGATCGGCTCGGGTGGTGGCTACACGACGGGTGGCAATGCCATTACTGGGACCGAGGTGACCTTTACCTCAAGTGTTCTCACTTTCGATGCGACGGATGTCGCCTGGTCCTCCAGCACCATCACGAATGCCATGGGGGCGGTTGGGTACTTCAACGTTGGATCTTCTGCCACTGATCAACTCGTGTGGCTTTCTGACTTCGTGACTGCGGTGAGCACCACGGGCGGGACCTTGACCATCGTCTGGCACGCCTCGGGCATCTTCACCCTCGATTACTACTAGGCCGGTGGCCTGATGGCCATCGCTCTCCGCGCCACCACTCAGATCGCCTCTGGGGGCGCCACCGACCCGATGTCGGCGCCCGCCCTCCCGGCCACCGGGGGGACGACCACGAACGGCGACATGGTGCTGCTGTTCGTCATCTGGAAGTACGGGTCGGGGACGGGCAGCGTGTCGGCCAACACCCCCACCGACTGGACACTGGTCGCCAACACGTCGGTCGCCAACTCGGGGCTGACCAACGGCTCCAACGACGAGGGCAACGTCGGGATGGCGGTCTACTACCGGATCAAGGACGCCGGGTGGTCGACCATGCCCGCCGTCGACCTGACCGGCACCCCGAACTGCACCATGCGGGGCGCCATCTCCTACAGCCTGGGGGGCGGCGAGTCCTGGGACACCCCGACCGGGGCCAGCGCGGCGGACAACTCGGTCAGCAACACCGGCTGCAACCCCGCGGCGTCGGGCACCACGATCGCCCTGGCCTCCGGCGACTGGCTGATCTCGTTCGGCAGCGTCAACGGCGACCTCGGCACCCTCGGGACCCACACCTGCACCGTCAGCGGGGTGACCTTCGGGTCGTCCAACACCCGGCTCGACGGCACCACCTCCTCCGGTACCGACCTGCGGGGCCACGTCATCGACATGGCCTACTCGTCGGGCACCGCCTCGGCCGGGCCGGACGGGGCGCTGCCGGTCACGGGCGGCGACACCAACGGGGCCGGGGTCATGTCCTTCATCCGGCTGCGGCTGGCGGCGGGCGATGTCAATGAGACCCCTGACACCATTGCTCGAAGTTTCACAGTAAACACGCCGACCGTCACTGCTTCGGCCGATATCACTCCCGCCACCATCGCCTGCGCTTTCACCCTCAACACACCGACACCAACCGAAAGCGCCAGCCCGACCCCCGATCCTATCGCGGTTACTTCGATTGTTCGACAACCCTACGTCACCGGCCATGCCGATGGCCCGTTCACGATTGACTTCTCGATCTACTCCGATGGCCCGATTCCGGCGGCTACTGGCTTGCGGGATATGTTCTTGGACTATCCCGACAGCCAGGACGAGATGGGAATCGTCAGCGGCAAGCTTGCGGTAGTCGATTTCCGGGGGCCGGATCAAGACTTTGTTGACGGAGGCGGGCGGCGGGGCTTGGCTTGGCGCAACACCCGCACTCTTACTGACGATGTTCGTGCTCGCTACGACGGGTCGATGTACACCGGTTCGGATCCGGACCTTCCGGCCTTCGGTGGCACGCTCCACATTGACACCGAAAGTACCTATCTTGGGATTTCAGCGTGGTTCGTGCCGCCACCTTTCCAGTGGGCTGAACTTGGGCTGATCGGCAAGGCTCAAGAGGACTTTTCCTACTTGGAAATCCAACTCGCCACGGTGTACCCCGAACCCACCGACGAGATCCTGCTCCGGTCGGTCGATGGTTTTGTGGCCGTCGAAGTCAACGGTGAAACCATTCTTGGTCCGTGTGAGATCCCGGCTGAGCTTCTCGGCTCACCGGTTCATGGCGTCCAGATCGATGTTGCCGCCGACACCGATGAGGGTCTTGGCGTCATGGATGGCGTCATCATCGAAGCCGATTCGACGCCGCTTACCACCGAACGGGCAGCGCCCGCGATCCTGGGTGTCGGCACCGCGGTCGAGACCGCTTCCTCAACAACCATCGACGTGCCCTATCCCTCGGGCATCCAGGCGGGGGAGCACCTGTACTGTGTGATTGCCCCAAAGAACGGCGGCACGGTGTCGGCCACCGATTGGGATGTCACACAGACCAACTTCGGGGTGGTGGCCTCCATCTCTGGGCGGGTGCTTCACAAAGTGGCGACTGGCTCCGAGTCGGGGAACCTGACGGTCACTAAGAGCACTGCGGGGATCATGGCCGGAGTCATGTTCCGGGTCGACAAGCAGTGGGTCGGCTTTGTGTCTGGGCAGGGCAACTCGTCGGCTTCGACCGATATGCCTGCTCCGGCGCAGACGATCTTCGGGCAGCGCCAGACCGCGGTGTGGATCGGGGCCAGCAACGCCGACGGGGCTATCACCCTCCCTGACGGCTTCACGTCCATGTCCACCGGGGTTTCCGGTGGCCAGACCATCCGCTTGGCCCTCGGCTGGGCCGACGTGGACACCCACGCCGACGGTCCCGCCCCGCCGTTCAACGCCTACACCTCTTCCGGCAACTTTGCCTCTCAGTCTGGGACCGGCTCGTCGGCCACCTCCGCGGTCGGCGTCCTCATGCTGTACCCGGCGGTGGCTCCTGCATCCTCGGCCCAGACTGAACCTGATCCTGTCGCTGTCACTTCTGCGGTCAACACGCCGACAGTCACCGCGGGAGCAGAGATCACCCCCGCCACCGTTGCTCGGGCCTTCGCCATCAACACGCCGACGGTCACCGCCTCGGCTGAGGTCACTCCGGCCACGGTGGCGAGGGCTTTCACCGTCAACACGCCGACGGTGGTTGAAAGCAGCGAAGTCACCCCCGCCACCGTTGCTCGGGCCTTCACCGTCAACACGCCGACGGTCACCGCGGGAGCAGAGATCACCCCCGCCACCGTCGCCCGCGCTTTTGCCCTCAATACGCCGACGGTCACGGCTTCGGCCAACGTCACCCCTACCACTGTGGCTCGGGTCTTTACGGTCAACACGCCAACGGTCACCGCCTCGACCGATGCCACCCCGGCGACTATTGCTCGGGTCCTCACCGTCAACACGCCTAGCCCAACCGCTACTTCCAACGTCACTCCCGCCACAGTTGCTCGATCGTTCACCGTCAATGCTCCGACGGTCACGGCATCGGCCGATGTCGTGCCGGCCCCAGTGCCTGCTGCTGTAACCGTTCAAACGCCAAGTGCCACTGCTTCCAGCAGCATGACGCCTGCGACTGTTGCTCGTTCTTTCACACTGAATGCCCCAAGTGTCACTGCTTCCGCAGAAATCACACCAGCCCCAGTCAATCGAGCGTTTGCGCTCAACACCCCCAGCCACACCGCCACCGCCAACATCACCCCCGACGCCATTGCTCGGGTCTTCGTCGTTCAGTCTCCGACGGTCACCACCGGAGAGGTGGCGCTGCCCGCAGCCATCGCCCGGACGTTCACGGTTCCGACGCCTCCGGTCACCGCAGGAAGTCAGATTACTCCGACCACGATTGCTCGGGCCTTCACCCTCAACACGCCGACGGTCACTGCCACCGGGACCCGCACCCCTGCCCCGGTGGCTGGGATCTTCACTCACAACAACCCAGCACCGACTGCCACCTCGACGGTCACACCGTCACCGGTCGCAAGGGTCTTTGCTTTGCCGACCCCTTCGGTCACCGCTTCGGCCAATGTCACACCTGCGGTCATTGCTCGGGACTGGAACGTCTCGACGCCCGCGATCACCGCAAGTGCAAATATCACTCCCGCAACCCTGAATTTGGTCTTTGTACTTCCACTGCCCACCCCCACTGATACCACTGGCGTGATCAGTCACGTTGCCGGAGTGTCGAGAACGTCGATCACCCACATCAATAACGTGCCGGTCACCAGCATTTCTCAAACCGCAGGGGTGCCGTTCTAGGCCCACGATTCAGCCTGTGTGGCCGCAGGAGACGAGAAAACCCCTCAACAACCGTCCTGGGTTGCCGATGTAGCAGGAGACCGCTCAGGGCCGGTGAAGGTTTTGTCATAAGTGTTACCAAGTTGTAGCACTCAGCGTTCGACTCACCACGCACGGTCGTCTATAGTGGTCTCACCCTACAGGAAGGATCTGCCAATGAAGAAGCTGTTCTTGTCCATTCTGGCCGCCCTGGCGGCCCTGGCCATCGTCGGGGTGGTGAGCAACGCATCAGCCACCGACACGCCAGATGACTGTGTGGTCGTGGTCGATGTTCCCGCTCAGCACTACTCGTGGACCGGTGGCCCGATCGCGGTTGACCCGCCGCCTGCGTTCCCCGGTGGTAGCTGGCAGGCCAACACCAGCCAGGAGCCGCACCTGAACAACCCCAACGTCACCTGGGTCGGACTGGAAGGCGTCGGGCTTCACTACACGAGCCACGGGTCCTCTGGCCTCGCTGATTGGTTCTACTTCCAGCCGGAAGAGTCCCATGAGGAATGCGAGCCGCCGGATACGACGGTTCCGACCACGGTTCCCGATGACCCGTGTGAGGAAGGTATCGACGAGTGCCCTTGCCCGGAGGGTGGCCAGGACTGTCCGCCTCCGACCACGGAGCCGCCGACGACCACGGAGCCTCCCCCGCCACCGTGCGAGGGTGATGATTGCGAGCCGCCTCCCCCGCCGCCGCCGCCTCCCCCGCCGCCGCCGGTTGATCCTCCCGCCCCCCCGCGGGTGATCTGCCTCGACGGCGGGCCGATGCCCTGCGGGCCGATTCAGGCGACTCCGCCTCAGACCGGCTAGTCAGTCCAAAGCAAAGAAACCCCTCTGCGCCTGTCTCGTCAAAGGCGCAGGGGGGTTTCTCTTTGTCCTACGGGTTTAGGCGCTATGGCAAAGACCAACCCCGTAGTGGTTGTGAGGCCCGCTTTCCTACGGGCAACAGGACCGTAGCACTCTGTAGGTCGGTTGGCTAGCTCCGCTTGCGCCTTCTGGCCTGAGAGGCACGGATCGCTCGACCTTGACGAGCCGCCCTGGCTTTTGCTCCCTTGCCGCGGTAGATCTTGCCGGTGCGACCCCAGCGGTAACCGCCGCCTTTGGTTCGATGAACAGGCATGAGGCCCATAGGACCACGAAACCCCCCTCCTTGCGAAGGGGGGTTCGTGGGGATTCCAGGCAGAGTGGAATTCGGATCTAACCGTACCACCGGGGGCCGCAGTGCGGCCAGTGGTGAAGCCCGCTCTGTGTCCGGACCCGCTCGGCCACGATGACCTGTGCCCGCTTGGAGT